TAATAGATACAATAATCAGCGTGACATATCCTCTGGCTGTGATATGCATAGCATATTTTGCATTTAAGCATTTGATGAAACATATAATTAAGGATGAAATAAACGATGCGATCAAAAAGCTGAATGAAAAATGCATGAGTTTAAATGCCATAAGGAATTTAAGATGAAATTCATAACATTATGTAAAGAGGAATGTGAATGTAATGGAGAAGCAGTTTCATGCTATGACCATGAGACTGGAAAGGTGATAATCAGATATGTGTGTAAGGAGGATAGGTGTGTTAAAAATGACAAAAAGTAAATTCCAGAAAACAATAGATGATTGTGTAAGTGGTAAGAAGGATATTTCAATAAATATAGACAAAGAGAAAGTATGCTATTATATCCATCATGATCCAGAGGAGCATAGGTTCTGCCGATATTTGGGCGGAACAATATACAGAAACGGGAAGGATTATTACATGTGCAGGAAGAAAAAATGAAAGTTGCAATTTGCGTAAACACACGAGATCGACCAACAGAACTATCATTACTTATGGTAAGTCTTAAGAATCAAACACATAAAGATTGGGATTTGTACATACTAGATGATCAAGGAGGCACTGCTTTACAAAATTATCATTTCTTCAATTGCATATCCAATATTATTAAAATGGATAATCATAATATCAAATTTCTAAGGACAGAATTCCCCCATGGGGTCAGTCTGGCCAGACAAAGGATATTAGACGAAGCATTAAAAGATCCATGGGATTATTATCTAAGAATAGATGATGATGTAATCTGTGAGCCAGATTTTATTGAAAAATTGATTGAAGGCATGAAAGAATTTGACATAATGAGCGGAGTAACCCCTGGTTGTGCCCCTCAATTTGTTAGAGATCCAGAAAAGATGAAGATCGGAGCAAGGGTAGTTTTAGACAACAAAGGAAATTTCATAATGAATTCTGATGATTATGGAATGCTATACACTGATAACAAAATAATACCAAGTGATCATTTCAGAAGCTCTGCCCTGATCAAAAGGGAAGTATTTGACAAGGTAAGGTATGCCCCCACTCGATTGAGCAAGCATGGGTTCAGAGAAGAACAATTATTCAGTTTCAATGCCATAGTAAATGGATTCAAAATAGGAAATCACATGAATGCAATCGCTTGGCATTTAGGGTGCATGTCTGGTGGAGAAAGATTCCCAGATTCAAACGAACTAGTAAAATTCAATGAAGAAGTACTTAAAGAAGATACAATAAAACTGGTTGAACAGAATGGAAATTTTATCGATAAATATCATAATAAACTGGGGTTAAACTTATTAGAACCAACAGAGGAGGAGTTAGCAATAAGCACTAACTTGATATTCAAATGATAAATATTTGTGGGCAAATTGCCTCTACGTCGGGCTATGCAAGTCACACCCGTTCATTAGCCAATGCATTGTTTAAGATAATGCCAACCAGGTTGACAACATTTATCCCTCAAGGATTCGAAAGGGAATTAAATGATGCAGAAGTAGAAATGATTAATCGAAAGCCAGAAAATGGGGAGTGGAATTTAATCATTGATCTCCCATTCAACTGGCCCATGCATATTTCCGGAGAAAATAACATAGGATTCTGTGTTTGGGAAGGGGATAGAATCCCTAAGTCTTTCATAAAGAATCTGGAAGATCCAAGAATCAAATATGTTTTTGTCCCAAGTGAACATACAAAACAAGCAATACTAAATACTACTAAATCAATAGTAATTAGTAGTAAATTAGTAGTAATCCCTCATGGGGTTTCATTAGAACATTTTTTCCCAACTAAGAAACCAGAGGTTTTTACATTTGTGTTTACAGGAGGATTCAGAAACAAATGGGACAGAAAAGGGCTGCAATATGCTCTAGAAGCTTATCTAAGCGAATTCAAGAAAGGAGAAGCAATCTTAAGAATCCACATCAATCAAGCTTATGGAAATTATATAACCGAGTATCTGACTAAAATAGTCAAACCAGACTCCCCTGAAATTTACCTGGATTTCAATATGTATCCTCACAATAAATTAAGAGAGATTTATCAAGGGCATGTTTTAGTCTCACCTAGTCGGGCAGAATCTTATGGTCTACAGGTAATAGAAGCAATGGCCTGTGGATTGCCCGTAATAGCGACCGGATGGTCAGGATATATGGATTTCTTAAACAATGAGAATGGTTGGCTAATTGATTATAAGATGGAAGAAATCAAAAACGAAGTGTTTTATGAAAATACTAATTGGGCTACTCCAGATATTAAGCAATTAAGACAAGTTATGAGAACCGCGCATTCTGATCCAGAACTATTAAAAAAGAAGGGTTTAAACGCAATTGAGACTGCGCAAAACAACACTTGGGATAAGACTGTCAAATTGATTAAAGATATTCTAAAATGATAACTCGATTAAGATGCAAGAAATGCAATCAAGAGATATTCGCTAATAATGCTTTAATTTTAGACTCAACCGAACGGAAATGGCCATATTGCCCAAACTGCTTAGAAACTTGTGAGATCAGGGTATCCTATGAATATGACAATAATTAGTCACTGATTGGTAGTAATACCTAAATAACCCAAATAGAAACATTTAAATAATTAAACAATGTAAGGGATTTATGGAAATAAGGGAAATTCCGATAGACAAGATAAAGCCCAATTCTCAGCAATCTAGAGAGAATTTCGACAAGGAGAAATTGCAAGAACTGGCTGAATCTATTCTTTCTAATGGTCAAATCAATCCAATTACCGTTAGAGAAGTAAAAAGTGGATATGAACTTGTTGCTGGTGAACGAAGATGGAAAGCCCATAAAATTGCAAAGATAAAAAATATCCAGGCAATAGTAAAACAATATAAGGAAGAGGGAGAATGGATGGTTGAGAGTTTGATTGAGAATGTTCATAGAGAAGATTTAGAACCCATCGAAAGAGCTAAATTTTTAAAGAAAATCGCCGATATTCATAAATTATATCATATAAAAGATGGTGGAGGATTTAATACAAGTAAAAAAGGAGATATAAATATCGAACAATTAGCCAAGATAGTAAATATGCATAGGGATACTGTCGGAGATGATTTAAAACTACTGGGATTTGAACCCAGTGAAGTGAAGGATATCCCAAGAACAAGCCTCGTGAGAATATCGTCGATAAAAGATGAAAAAGATAAAAAAGAAGTTTTAAAGATAGCCAAACATAAAAATCAAGAAGAAGTAAACACGATTGTCAAGGTGATAAACAACGCCTCGGCAGAAGTTAAAAAAGCATTATTTTCTAATGATATTTCTCCAGAACATGCAGAGAAAATATCCAAGTTCAAGGACAAGGATCTGAGGGATAAGGCAATCAAGGAGCATAAGAACCTTAAGTTCATAGATGATCATGTAGAGACCCATGTAAAAGTTCTTGATTCAATGAAGAACAAAAGGGAATTTGAGAAGAATCTTGTCAAAACAAAGCAATGGATTAGGGAATTCAGGAGTTCTGTTACAGATGATTACAAGAATCTGGAAAAGACATTAAAGCTTCTTGTGGTTTGCATACATCTGATCCCTACAATGGATGAGTCTCAAAAAGGTACATTGGATGATCAATTAGATAGGCTTATGGAGATATTGGAAAGGGCCACTCAATTGTCTGAGAAGATAAAGGAGAGAATATGAAAGGATTTAGAATACCATTCATTTCAAACATTACTCCTGAAAAGTCTATTGAAATTGATGAGAAGGTCAATAGGAGTATAACTTATGCTTCCTTGAAAGATGAGATAATAAAGAAGAAATTCATAATGCTAAATTCAGACTTAAGAAGAGTAGCTGATTATGTTTATAAGATATTTCTTCAAGAGGAATCATATAAAAATATTGCGAATAATTTGGAATTATCTGAAGGAACTGTAAGATTATGTATTTCTGACTTAAATTTCTGGAGAGAATTCCCGATAAGACTTGTCCCAGTGAAAAAGAAAAGTGGGTATATCCAGAGTAGCTTGAAAAATCCAGAGGATACAGAAGCATGCCTCCAAAGGACTGAAAGGACTATAACTACTATGGAAAGAAGGTATGAAAACCTTGAAAATTCATTAAAGCTCAAAAGGAGAAAGAAAGTTCAAAAATTGAAAAATGAAAATAAGAAAAAGATACTGGCAGGTTGATGAAGTTCCTTTACTGATCATAGAAAGAAAGATTAGAGGGGAATGGACAACCCTTTTTCATGTGGACGATCTTGAATCTCTCCTAACAATGTTAAAGCACAATGTCAAGATCAAAAAGGTGGATATGAAATGAAAACTGAAAGTGAATTTGGGAAAGGTTTAACCTATTGTCTGGGTATGTTTTTAGCTCATGCTGAGATGTGGAAAAGTAGGGGAGAATTTGAATTTGGATTAAAGCCGAGTTTGTGGTTTAATGGAAGTTCAGATCATCTGTATGAATTGGAGATGCCAGATAAAATGCCCAAGGAATTGAAAAAGAGGATAATTCTTTTTAGGGATAAATGCCTGGAATGGGGGCATGGATTCAAGATAGAAGCCACAATGGAAGATTACACCTGGTCAATAGAAGAAGCCAAGGAATTACTCAGATTAATTGATGAATACAATGGGATAAAAACCATAGAGGCAAGCTGGAAATGAAATGTTGTATCTGCAAAAAGGAAGCCGGAAGATACGGTCATAATGCTGAACCTTTAGCTAAAGGACAATGCTGTGACTTTTGCAATGATAAGGTAATAATCGAAAGAATCCGAAGATTTAAGGAGAAAAAATGAAGATTACAACAAAGGAAATAACTGATTTCAACAGAAAGAATCTGAAAGAAATAGTCAGAGACAGCAAACGGAATTTTTGCCTATTGAAAAAAGGGGATTTATTAAGTTTGTTTAATTTCTTTTGCTCTTTAACAACAGATCCGAAACAGGATATCTTTGTCACAGATTGTCCATTGCTTTTGAAGAATCGTGGAAACATAGAGAAGAATTATCCTATTAAAATCATGACACTTCAGGAATTAGGAGATGGAAGATGAATAAAGATTTAATGAGAAAAATGGGATTTGAAAAAGAAATGGATGAATTTGATGAAGGAAATTGCCCTTTATGTGGAAAGAGGATAACCGAATTCAGAGATGAATTAAGCAAAGAAGAGTTTAAGATCTCAGGCCTTTGCGAATCCTGTCAAGATGGAGTGTTCAAATGAAAGAAAAAGAATATCAAGATGAACTTGTCAAGGCAAAGAAGACCATAGAACTTTTATGTAAATCTCGTACACTATTGGAAAATATAAATAATAAAATAATTAAACTTTCTTATTGGAATGGGCTATGGTTAGGAATGATTATAATGCAATTGTTCTTTTTGATATGGGGAATAATCTTAAACAATGGCCAATTAACTGCTAGTCTTTATGTAAATCTGATAGTTCTTATGACGATTATTTTTGTGATAGAGAGGATATATTTCAAGAGGAATGGAATATGGTAAACTTTGGAACTCATTGGAAACAGAAGAAACCAAGAAGTGCAGAACATAGAGAAAAGCAAAGGATAGCAATCACAGGAAAGAAATTAAGCGATGAAACAAAGCGAAAGATAGGCAATGCTATTCGAGGCAGACATCAAAGTGAGGAAACTAAAAAGAAAATAGGTGATGCACAGAGATTAGATAAAAACCATAATTGGAAAGGTGGGAGATATACTAATAAGAAAATGTATGTCCGAATAAAAGCGATTGGTCATCCAAATGCGGATAAGAGGGGATATGTTGCTGAACATAGATTAATTATGGAAATGCAATTAAAACGTTTCCTGACAAAAGAGGAGGAAGTTCACCACATTGATACAATTCGTAATCATAATGCTCCTGATAATCTCATGCTATTTGCAAATCATAGTGAACATGAAGAATATCATCGACAATTGGGATATCTTAAATAAATAAAGTATATACAGATTCAACCAACCTTTAAATACTAACTAATTAAACAATTAACAATGAAGATAGTAAAAAATCCATTATTGAAGAAATTTAGCACGACTTTCTCTCTGCCTAGATTTATCTTAGATTGGATGGACAAGATGAGAATAGACAGCCCAGGCTTCGACAGGAATGCTTTAGTAAATGATGTTATAATTAAATACATGAAAGATAGGGGGGATTATGAGGAATTAAAATGAAGATATTATTGATATTATTGGGAATGATGCTAATGATTGTGCCAGTTGGAATAATTGGATATAGTGTTTATGTGAATTATCAATATGAAAGTCAGATTGGAGCATACTTTGACAATGCAGTAGATTGCATAACCCCCGAATGCATACTAACCCAACTGAATGAGGGATATCTTGCGATAAATAATTCTGGACTTACAAAAGATGATTACAGCGCATGGATATTCAAGAAACCAAACAACAAGATGGAATTCCAATATCAACATCTAGATGCAATACTTGAAAGAGCCAAAGCAGTCCAAGATTGGAAAGAGAAAGTATATGCAAACAATACCCAAGCTGAGACCATGCAAGATGTTTATACTCAGAAGATGGACAATTTAAGGAATTATATCATTGGAGAAGGTTACAGGAGTGATTGGATCGCAGAAGGAGCATGGTGGATTAAGTACCATTTCTTTATGAAATTCTTTGCATTTTGGATAGGGTTGATAACATTTATTTTATCACTTGCATTGATATTAACTGGGGGATCATGTGATTAAAAGAAAATTGACTGATGAAGAGAAAAGATTCAGCCGAATAAGTATAGACAGATTGACTAAGAGAAATGAAAGACTCACTTTCTTTCTGGCCAAGACTGACCTGGACATGCAAAGGCTTAAATTAGATCTAGCAAATTCAAAGATAATTATAGAGATGAAAATAGAAGAGCTTCAAAAAGGCATAGGCGAATTAGACAGAGAATTAAAAGAAAATGAACAAAGCATCAAAACACTCAATACCCAAATCAGAGAAGGAGTAAAAGAGAAAGAGAATTCGGCGGTAAAATAAAATGCCTAAGGGAATATATCAACATAAACCAAATCAATGTTTAATGCTTTATTCATCATGTGGACAGCATACTAAATATGAACATATCAATGATGTTAAAAAGGGAAAAACTGCAAAGGCAGAAAAGAACCAAACTCAATGAACCTTGGAGATATGATTTATGCAGATGTGGCAATATTAAATACAAGCCAAGCAAAAGATGCAGAGAATGTACAATGAAAAACAAACACAAGGGACAAATATCACGATCATTTTCAAAACATTGAAAGGAGGAATAATATAGCAGATTCAATAATAGTAAGAGACCCTGACAAAAGCGAAGTAACTGGCCCTGTTAGAGGAGACAATACCTCAGCTTTCGTTCCTATAATGAATAGCAAAGGAGTAGTCAAAACCCATAAAGATGACTTTCATGCTAAAGTAGAAGAGAAAGCCCAAGAGTACAGAAAACAGAAGAAGCCATTCTGCAGAAGATGTTGCTATCAAGATTATGAGCAATTGATCAAGCAGATAGAAGGAGAATCTGGATATGTTGCTAATTTCAAGAAATTAGGAATCAAATTACCAGATATAGAAGATTACGGCAAACCTGAAAGGTTCAAATTCATAAAAGAAGGAGAAACCAAGAATGCTGGAAAAGAGAAGACAAAAGGCATAACCATGGACAAATGGAAGAAATACAGATGCAATGTTAGGGGCTGTGAATTCACAATCTTTGATTAGAGGCACAAACGGATTGAGTGTTAGCTAAACCACCAGTTTGGACTGCAGATAGTGCTCAATCCGGTGCACTCACTCATCAATATTCATCATATTCTATGTCAGCAGATAAAGAAGTAAAAAAGAAGCAGGTTGAACTGCTGAAGTTAATGGGTTACTCAGACACAGAGATAGCCAAAGCATTAAATCTAGATAGGACTACAGTAGGCAAGTATAAAGAAGAAAGATTTAAAGAAATAAACAGGCAGATGGATAATTCCAGTCTGACCAAAGAAGTTGTAAATAATTATATAAGATTGCAAGAAGAAGCATGGAAACTATTTCAAAAAGAACAGAACGCACCTAATCTAAGGGCATTAAATGAAGTGATTAATTCTAAGACTGAAAGACTAGGCAAATTAGGGATGATAAAAGTAGAACCAGAGAAAATAGAATTAAAAACTGATCCCATGTCTATTCAGAATTTGATATTATTAGCCAGGAAGATGGAATAATGGAAATAGGAAAAATAGAAGGATATTCTCGATATCTTATATCAAGTGAAGGAAGAGTATTCAGTGAAAATTATAATCATACAGGGCAGTTTAAGGAAATGAAAATTCTTAAGTATAAAAAAGGGTATTGTTATGTCAAATTATTCAATGATAAAGGGATTGCAAAGAAAGAAAAAGTCTATAGATTAGTGGCAAAAGCATTCATTCCAAATCCTGATAATAAACCTACCATCAATCATAAGGATGGAGACAAGAGTAATAATGATGTTTCTAATTTAGAATGGGCTACATGGAAAGAGAATGTCATTCATAGTTTTAAAAATGGATTAAATGTACCCATAAGAGGTGAAAATCACTATAATTCAAAGTTAAATCAATATCAAGTGAATGATATTAGATATTTATTGCTTCAGAAAATCCCTGAGACAAAAATAGCCGAGAAATTTGGAGTTAGTAGGGGATGCATTAGTGGGATAAAAACTGGAATTAATTGGAGGAATATATGACAGAAGAAAGAATATCTGTTGAATATATCCCAATTGCGGAGATTCAATCTTACTCCAAAAATCCAAGGCGTAATGAAAAATCTATTCCAATTGTGATGAAAAGTATATCACAATATGGATTCTTGGTGCCAATTATTTTAGATAAAAATAATGTTATTGTTGCGGGTCATACTAGAATTGAAAGTGCCAAAAGATTAGGCATGACAGAAGTTCCAGTGATCTGGGCGGATAATTTAACTGATGAACAAATTCGTGGATTCAGAATCATGGATAATAAAAGCATTGAATACAGTGATTGGAATTATGATTTACTTAAAGATGAGATAATTGACTTAAGTAAATTAAACTACCCTCTAGATTTAACTGGGTTGTCTGAGAATGAAATAAGCAAATTCATTCAGACAGAAGAGGATGATTTTGAAGAACCCAAAGAGGCCAAATATAAGATAGAAAAAGGAGAAATATGGCAATTAGGAAGGCACCGCATAATGTGTGGGGATTGCACAAACAAAGCAGACGTTGGGGCTCTAATGCAGAGTTTAAAGGCTAATATGATCTTAACTGACCCTCCATACAATGTAGATTACAGTTCTAAGAATGATTTTTTAAATAAGATAGATAAAGGCAATCGTAACCAGACACCAATAGAAAATGATAATATCATTGATTTCAAGAAGTTAATAGTAGATTTTCTTAAAGTAATTCCTTATGAAAACAAGAATACAGTATATCTCTTTACATCCGGCAAGGAGATAGCTAACGTCATTAACGCTTTTTCAGAAGCAGGACTTTACTATTCTCAAGACTTAAAATGGATAAAAAATAATCATGTATTGGGCAGATTGGATTATAATCCTAAAAGTGAGAATATTATATATGGTTGGATGGGCAAACATGAATTCTACGGAGATTTTCAAACAGATGTATTAAACTTTGATAAACCATTAGTCAGTAAAGAGCACCCAACCATGAAACCGATCAATCTTCTAAGCGAATTAATAAGGCATGGAAGCAGGCAAAATGAGATAGTATATGATGGATTTTTAGGTTCAGGCAGCACTTTAATAGCATGTGAACAAACTAACAGGACGTGTTACGGAATGGAGATAGATCCGTTTTATTGTTCAGTCATAATCGAACGTTTCGAGAAATTGACAAAACAACAAGCGGTGAAGTTATGAATGAAAAACTCATCATTGAGGCAGTACAATCTTTCAAGGTCTTTCTGAATAATATATTTTTTAAGTCCTATGAGAATATCAAACCCACTCCTCACTTGGACAAATGGGCGGATTTGATACAGGACAATCGGAATGTGGCCATCCTATCGGCTAGAAGGCATCTTAAATCTACAATAGGATATGCCTACATCATGTGGAAACTGTTCAGGTCAGTCCAAGAGAATCAGGAGATATTGTACATTAGTTTGAAGGAAGATCTAGCCAGATACCATATCAGAAACATCAAGAAGTTAATTCAATTGAACCCCTATTTCAAGGAATATAGGGATCTGAGTTCTGCTGAGTCCGAGATTAAGGGAACCTGGTCTAAGAGTGATTATGAGAAGATACAGTTCATACATAGAATCGAACCGAGCGGAATGGAGTCTCTAAAAAGAGGACGTAGGGCGACGTTGATTTTGGCAGATGATGTGCTTAGTGATCCGACAATTATGCTCGAACCAGTCAAAATAGAGAAGGCTAACAGAATATTCTTCGAAGAAATAATGTCTATCCCAAGCGAAGGAGGGGAGATTAAAGTACTAGGGACGGCCCAGCATAGTCAGGATTTATTCTTCAAGCTGAAGGAGAACAAGAACTTTGCATGGTCGTGCAATCCAGCAATAATAAATGAAGTTACTCATGAGGTATTGTGGCCCGAACTGTTCCCCTATGAGAGACTGATCGATCTGAGAAACGTCGAACTAGGCGAAAGAGCATTTAACAAAGAGTATCAATGCTCTCCGGTCTGGTCAGAGGATGCATTCTTTAAAAGAGATGCTATCTTGAATCTGATAGACAACCAATTAATCAATCAAAAGAAGACTGAGAGCAAATCATCTAAAACGATGATAGTTGGAGGATTTGATATAGGCAAGCATGTCCATCCGTCTCATTTTACTGTCTTTGAAGTGAATCCTAAAGGATTATACAGGCAGATATATCAGATTTTCTTCGACAACTGGGACTATCTCAAGCAAGTGGAATTCATCAACAACATAGCCGAGGTTCTAATGATTGATCAGATAAGGTTTGATAATACTAGAGGAGAGCTCGAATCATTCATGGAGTCTGGAGTTTGTCATAGGAGTTTGTGGAGGCCAGTCCCATTTACCGCCAAGGAGAAATTCAGTCTGGCGAGTAATTTTGAAAAGTTTGTTCTGATTGGACAATTAAGACTGCAGAATGACCAACGAATGATCAATAGTATCCTAGCGGTCAATAACAACCTTGATTCAATTGAGACAGCAGACGGTCATGGAGATGCGTTCTGGTCGATTGCTTTGGCGCTTTCTTGTAAACAATCTGCCCCTTATGAGGTCTTCGGAGCAAACAAGAGATAACATTTATAAATAAAAGATCACACATTTACTTATGACAACACAACAGCCCATCACGACGCAATAATTCTAGTCGGGGCTGTATTATAATGGCAGTATAGGTGTTTTGGGAACATCAGATTTCAGTTCGATTCTGAACAGTCCCATACCCCTATGGTGCAATGGAAGCATACAGGACTTTGAATTCTGTGGTCCAGGTTCGACCCCTGGTAGGGGAATAGTTTAATTGTAAAGTATATAAATTGAACAATTAAACAAAGGGCATATTGCATAATGGTAATGCGTCAGCCCGATGTGCTGATGATGAATGTTCGATTCATTCTATGCCCATGGTCATATGGTGTAATGGTTAACATAAGGAGTCTGTACCTCTTTGATGCCGGTTCAATTCCGGCTGTGACCTTAGTATATACAGGTTTTTGAACATTTAAATAATTAGTAAAATATAATATTTTAATGAAGAGAGTGAAAGTAAAAGAAGGGATAAGAGACATAATCTATATCCCTGATAAGATCATTTCTGAAAAACTACAAGGAGAAGTTGTAATAAATGAAGTTAAGTTTCCAAAAAGTCTAGGAGAAGAGCATCCTTTTTCTTTTGAACAAGCAGAGGGAGTCTACAAAAAATTCGGATTCTCAACAAGTGCAGTTGATAAGCATGTAGATTTTATCGCAGGGACAGATTTCCAAGTGCATTGCAAAGATGATCAGATTTCAGAAGACATAATCAGGATGTGGATAGAAGACAGCAACTTCAAGATTATCATAAGAGACTGGCTAAGAGAAGCATTGGCCAAAGGGAATGGATTCATGGAAATAGATAATGAGAATCAAATCAGAGTTTTAAATGCAAATAATATCTTCATAGAAAGGAACAGAAAAGGAGAAGTGCTTGGATATAACCAATATTTTGGAAAAATAGACAAAAACTTTAACTTGAATAAAATAAATAATTTCAATCCTAATCAGATAATCCATTTGCCGATTAATAAGATAGGGGATAGTGCATATGGTTATGGGATAATCTACCCAGCATTGACTCATATAAATTATTTGCTGCAAAATGAGAAAGACATGCATTTGGTTGTCTCACGAAAAGCTGGTACACCTTATCATATTAAAGTTGGAACACCCGAAGAACCTGCCAGACCAGGGGATCTAAGTGCAATGGGGGGTAAATTAGAATATCTAAGATGCTTCCAAGAGTGGGTCACTGATCATAGAGTGGATATTAAATCTGTTGATTTTGGGAATTTGGGAGAAAAGTTTGCAGGGATATTAGATCATGATATGTCCATGTTGATTTATGATTTCCAGGTCCCTGAAGTAATAATGGGAAAAGGAAACATCCCAGAAGGAATAGCCAAAGACCAGAAAGACACATTCATGCGAAGAATCAAATCTATTCAGACGATTATAGAGCGAATAGTTGAAGAGAGGATATTCAAAGTTGTTCTAGCCAATAATGGCCGACAAGCAAAGGTAGAATTTGAATGGAATATGGCCTCTGAATCTGATATTAATGATAAATTAGACCGGTTGCAGAGAATGATGGCCACTTTAGGGATATCTCCACAATTGAAGGCATCTCTTGAGATAGAAGTGGCCAAATTGCTTGGAATAGATATTGATATTTTACCTAGTGTAGAAGACGTAACTGCACGAGCGGAAGAGGACAGAATCAACATGCAAACACAGTTAGGAAATACAAAAACTAAAACTCCAGACAAAGAAAGAAAAAAAGAAGAATCAGAAAAACAACCCAAGATTCCAATAGCTCAATGCATTCATATACATGAAAGTTTGGATATGTTTAATGACAAGCCATTAATCGAATTCATAGGATTTAATTACAAAGATTATCTGAAGAGCATCAACAAGGAAATAACCAAAGATGATTTTGAAAAATTAAATGCAAGTCTTCAAAAAGACATGACTTACGAAAAAGCCATTGAATTAGGATTATTAAAAGAAGAGGATATTAAAAAACTTAAGATTATATTGAAGAATGGTTTTAAAGATGGAAAATCAATATCAGATATTTCCAATGACATAAAAGAAAACATAGATCTAAAAGATAGATATACTCTGACAGAAGATGGGGACAAAAAATTAAGACTGACCAAAGAGGAAAGACCAATAGCAATAGCAAGGACTGAAACTTTAAGATTAGCCAATCTAGGTTTAATCGAGGATTATAAAGAAGCAGGATATGAAAAAGTATCATGGTTAGCAAGTATAAGTGAAAGAACTTGTAATGAGTGTATGGGTCTAAACGGACAGATTTTTACATTGAATGAATACACAGATGTGAGAAATAGTATTCATCCATATTGCAGATGTTCAAGTTTGCCAGTGTCAAAAGATATAACAGGATAATGGATAATCAATTAATTAATTGCGCATGTAAAAAATGCGGTGCAACAACTCAGCCAGGGATAGTTATAATGAATATAAATGGAATGTGGTTGTGTGGAAATTGCTTTATGATAGTCAATGAAAGAAACAAAAAGAGGATGCTTGAACTATGGGAGTAAAAATACAAGTCAAAAGATTCAATTGTATTGATTGTGGGAATCTTGTTTGGGAAAATGGAACAAGATGCAATAAATGTTATCATAAGGGGATCACATTTAAACCATTTGAAAAAGGAAATCAATTTGGAAAATTAGGAAAAAGAATTGATAAAATAAATATTAGATGCAAAAAATGTGGAAAAGAATTCAAAGATTATGAAAGCAAAAGAAAAATATATTGTTCTTTAGAATGCTCAAATAAATCTCAGATAAAAACAAAAGAAGCACTAGAAAAAAGAAGTAGAACGATCATTGAAAGGGGTTCTTTGAGGGGAGATAAAAATGGTGCATGGAAAGGTGGAATATCTACTGAAAATCATAGATTAAGAACATGTCACGAATTGAGAGAATGGAGAAAGTCCGTATTCCAAAGAGATAATTATGAATGTTGTTGCTGTTTGAAAAAGGGATATATTCATGCTCATCATATTTATCCTATAAAAGAATGTGTAGAAAAGAATAAAAAAGAATGGATATTTGATATAACTAATGGCCAGACTTTATGTCAAGATTGTCATAAAGATATCCATAGGGGATTAAAATGAGTTTACCTGGATTTTACTTTTGCCCTAGATGCCAAGCAAGAATTTACTGCTCTGCAGATACAACAGATATTGTTCATGAATGTTCAAGTCCTTCTTCTGCACTTAATACCGATGATGTGAGAAATACTGGGGGTTGGACAGACTGGACTGGATCAGGGGGAGCAGTTGGAAAACTTAATTCTTTAGGAATAACAAACAAGTTAGCCGGGACAAGAGCACATTTAGAATTCAATGCTAGGAATCCCCCCAGAACTAAGAAAGGATCTGATTCACAATTATATCGTGAGCGACAACATGAAGAATTTACAGATTTAACTGAACAAAAGTAGTATATACAGATAATTGAAAATTTAAATACTTAAAATAGGTTTAATTGGGATGCCCAAAGCCTTTGATGACATGGTTTCTGCAATAAAGAAAAGTCTTAGGTCGCAATATCCCAATCTTTCCGATAAAGAAATAGAATCAAAAGCTTATGCAATGGCCACTGCGACTTATAAGAAAAAATATGGCAAATCACCAAGTGAAAAATTCATGCTTGAATATGCTATCCCGATTGAATTCTCTGAAAGAGTAATCTCTGAAGGATTTAAAGATTTTATGATTTCTGGAGTAGCAATAAATGAGGTGACTACTTTAAACAATCACAAATACATCGCTGAAGAATTAGAAAAGGCAGTTCCAAGTTTGATGAATAAGCCTCTTTTAGTAGATCACGAGCAGAAAGTCGAGAACATCAAAGGAAAGGTCATAGAGGCAGAATGGAACAATGAATTAAAAAGAATAGATTTCAAAGCTAAAATAACAGATGAGAAAATCAAATCAATGATCCAAGAGGGAGTATTAAATACTGTTTCTGTCGGGGCATATGCAAAAGAATTAGTAGAAGATAAAGATGGGAGTATGATTGCCAGGGGGATAAATTTTGCCGAGCTTTCTTTAGTGCCCTGTCCGGCAGACCAAGGTGCCACTTTCGTAATGGCCATGAGAGAAGCCATAAATCAAGAATCATTATCAATGGGAAACATTGAAAAAATAAAAGGAGGAAAGATGGAACAAACTTTAGAGGACAACTCTAAGGTTATTGCAGAACTTCAAGAGAAAGTCAAGGTATATGAAGCAGAGAAGAGACAGAATCTAATTGAAAGCTATAAAAAGCTTTGTAATGAGAAATCTGTCCAATCACTTGATGTATCTAACTTTTCAGATGAAGTCATCAAAAGCTTAATGGAACAACTTAAATCTGTCAAAGTGGTCACACACGAGAAAGCAGAAGTTAAGGAAGAAGTTAAGGATGGATTCATACTTGAAAAGTCAGCAAAAGGTTTCGCACTATATAAATAATGGGAAATGACGGAAATCCAGCAGGAGCAGTGATGATTTGGGACGGAGTAGCCCCAAAGACAATAACAGCTTACGCAGGATCGGCAATCTCAGGCGGAAACTTATGTTGGATATCTGGAGGTTTAGACGTAGTAAGTTCGGGAGCCAATAGTTATGTCGCTTCTGATTTAGTAGCTACCTTGGGAGCAAGTGGAGGACAGTTCACAGGAGTCGCATTACATAATGCAGCATCTGGAACACCAGTCACATTAGCACTCGAAGGCACATTCATACTTGAATGCTCAAATACTGTTACGGCAGGATTTGGAGTAGAAATACTAAGCACAAATTGCATTCAACAGAATGCACTTGGTTCAGTATTTTACAAAATCGGAAGAGCACTAACAAGTGGAGGTTCTGAAAGCTACGCTCTTGTAAAGATAGCAGCTTAAAAATGGTAGAATATCAATACATACAAGAACTGTTGAACACAGGTAAAGGAACAGAAGGAAGTCTCTTAATCCCTAAGAAGATTTATGAGACACTCATAGAAGAGACTGAAAAGGCTCTTCTTCCAAGAGAACTTTGTGCCTTATACTTCGGTCCAGCACAGATACCAGGCAGCTCAATTGATGTTAATTTGCAAACACCTAATACTGGAACAGTAAGATTAGTTGGAGAAGGAGCAGAGATTCCTATGACGGAAACTGACTTCACTTCACAAAATCTTAAGCCAGTAAAGTATGGAGCAGCTATCAGAATAACTAAAGAACTAATGGAAGATTCTATGTTTAATCTGCTTGACCACAATCTCAAGATTGTCGGTAGAAGATTCGCAGAGAATGAAACAAAGCTAATCATCCAAGACGCTTTAGATGACAGCCCTTCAGACGTAACAGGTGGAGCAGCAGCAACTTTGGCAAATATCACAGCAGCTATTTTAATCCTTGAAAACAATGATTACAATGCTACTGATATAATTGTTGGAAATGAATTTTATCAGGACTTGAGGAACATGGATGTTTTTGTTGAGGTCCAAAAAGCTGGAAATTCCAGTGTAATGGATACAGGAACACTCAAAGGATCAATCTATGGAATGAAAGTTCATAGATTCTCAACTAATGCCGCACCTTCAAGCACTTATGCCAAATATGCATATGTCATAGATAGAAACTTTGCCTACATGATGGCAGAGAAAAGGGGAATCACAATCGAGAATTTTGATTTACCACTTTATGATATGAGTGCAGTTGCAATAACACAGAGAATAGTTGTCCAGTCGCTGAGAACACAGGCGATCTGTTTAATAACGACTTCTTAGTTATTTCAGATGGCTAGACAGTTGGCAATCACTGTAGTAAATACTTATTTTTACCTTTTTTAATTAAAAGGTTGCGGTCAGACAAGACCTAAAAATCACAACACAAAAATGGGAGACACAGTATCACCAGGAAGCTTGCTGCAAACAACAGCACCTAGTAGTTTAGTTAGAATGAACTCTGACACAGCCGATAAAATCGTATATGTCATAGGAAATCCTTCTGGACTTCTTGTAGTGAATGTTGGAAGTCAGATCGCATATGACAATTCGGCCAAGAAGCTCTACATGGGCAAGACACCGAATGACCAGATCTGGGTTCAGTTAGGAAGCAGAACGTTTACATAGTAGTGCGGTCTCCTCTGTTCGCCTACTTCAACAAGAAAAAAAGGAGGATATAGTCACACATGGATTCAAACAATATCACAGGATTGACCCTTACAGATAGAAAGTATAGATCTTTCGGGCAAGAAGGAGTTCCTTCAATGGAAGGTTCTCCAGTCTTTCAATTAGCTGGAGGAGTATTTACTACTGGGGGATTCGCTTATTCTCATTTAGATGCAGTCCCTTTCCATTTCACTCAGGATGGAAAATTAATGACAGATACAGAATTGGAAGTATCAGGGGTTGTAATAGGAAATGTCAAAGTCTTCTCAACTGATAATACTGCCCCTAACGCAGTTTATGGAAAAGTCGGAGCTGATCAGACTTTAATTGCTCAGACATCCGGAGGAGTTCTAGCTGTACAAAGCGGAACAGCATGGGCATGTTCAGGTTTGAATTATTCTAAAGTCATTCCATCGGGCACATTTATTTTAGGAAGTCAGACCACTTATGTCAATGCAGTTCAGAATGTTGATCCTTGGGGAGTCAGTGGTTTGAATTATTCTAAAGTTATCCCATCAGGTACTTTCTATGCAAATGTACAAGCTGGTTCAGTCATAACAACCCAATCCAGGGATATGGTTGGAAGCATGTATGTACCAGCAGGATCTGTTATAGTAACACAGGGGAGAGATTTAATAGGTTCTATGTATATCCCAGCTGGTTCGGTCATTGTCACAAATACAGTAGCATGTAGTGGATTGAACTATGGATATGTTATACCTTCTGGAACTTTCTATGCTAATGTAAGCAATGTGGTGGCAGTTTCAGGAATATTGACAATAGGAAGCATAGCGATAGACATAGAATATCTTCATGTTGAACCATCTGGTACTTTTTATTCTACTGTGGCAGCAAGTGGTGGAGTTGCCTTACCAATATCAGGCGCAGTGAATCAAGGGACAATCCCATGGTCGGTGAGCGGACTTAATTATGGTTATGTCATTCCTTCTGGAACATTTTATAGCAATGTACAAGCTGGAAGTGTTATAGTAACAGCAGGTTATTCAAGCGTATCTCCAAGTGGCACATTCATACTTGGTTCTCAAACTATTTATGTAGATGTAGCTCAGCCGATTGTGATAGGTTCAATCAGTTTAGATGTTGATAATATCAATGTATCGCCTAGTGGAACGTTTTATGCTACTGTTGGTCATTCAGGAACATTCTATGTGGCATCGAACCCAACTGGCACGTTCTGGACTTCGGTTTCACCATCTGGAACATTTTACTCAAACATATCTGCGGGATCGGTTATAGTGACAAACACAGTCGCAATCTCTGGGAATAATTACACATCTGTAATCCCTTCAGGCACGTTTATATTGGGATCTCAGACAGGATATATTGATTTAATACAAAGTGTAACCCCTTGGGGAATCAGCGGAGGGGTCACAGTTCAAGCAGGATCAGTGATAGTCACAAACACGATCGGGGTATCTGGATTGAACTATGGTTATGTCATTCCCTCAGGCACTTTTATATTGGGCAGTCAGACCACTTATTCTAATGTCACAATAGGCAGTCAGGCAACGATGTATATGATAATGTGCGGATTACAATCTGGAACTTCTACAATAATTCCACTTCAATGTAATGCTTTAGGTATGTTACTCATAAGTGGAGTATAAACTAAAATTAAAACTTTGAGGAAATAAAGATGGCAAAAAAAATGATGCGTAAGCTATGGCATTTCTTTTTCGAACATGGTAGTTTCGTAGACAGGAAACTGGATGAGGTGAGATCATGGCTTTGATTGATAATTTAACACATTACTATAAACTGGATGAAGTTAATGGAGCAGTTATTGATGCAGTTGGGGCGAATAATGGGACGAATAATGGCGCAACAACAAATATTGCGGGAAAAATAAATACATCTTATGGATTCAATAATCTTGCAGATTATATAACCTATGGGGCAAGACTGCTTGATCCATCAGCAGCCTATACTCTCGGATTTTGGTTCAGAACTCCTGCTGATACAACTAATTATGGAACAATCTTTCAGCAGTGGAGTGGAGCATTTAACACAAATACATATAGAATAATACTTTATACTGCTGCTGATTTTAGAATATTTGTAGATAAGTCAGGATATAATACTGCCAAATCAAGTGTTTTTAACACAAACACATGGTATTATATTACTATTTCCAATGATGGGGCAGGCCATCTTAAAATTTATGTTAATGGAAGTCAAGTCCTTAATTCTCCATTTACTATTACATTTACAGGAAATTATAATTCAGTAATAGGAACATCTGTAAATGCCTGTACAGAATATTTGATGGATGAGATTGCTATTTGGGATAGACAACTAAGTGATGCTGAAGTCGGAACTGGAGCAGGGACATTATATAATGATGGTGCGGGTTTAGCCTATCCATTCACAACTCCAGCAGGGGGAGGTCATGTGATTGCCCAGAGGTGGTAAAAAATGTCAAATATGAATTTAGGATCGATCGCTACGCATTGTTTGAATAGTGTGGACAATGTGCCCACTTCTATTTCTGGAATATTAATCGAAATGGCCAATCAATCTATGTTAAGAGTGCAAAACTGGACAGGAGAAACAATTGGAAGTTTAGCAATTTTAGAAAGATACCAACCAGCTATAATAGCTTTTTGTATGTCTGATTTGTCTATGAGATTGCAAATACAGAACGGCGGAATTGTTCAGAGCAGTATCGAAGGACTAAGCGCTACTAAAAATTACGGAACTCAATCAGATTCTTGGGAGAAGATAGGAAATGAACATCTCCGTCGCCTAGGAAAAGCTGGAGGGTTTTATAAAGTATTAGAATGAGCTTAATCTCTGATGGATTGGGATTCTTGCACAAGGTGGCAGGAAATAAATGTTCTATAAAATATTATGACATAGTTTGCGGAAGCGTATGGGATGATGAAACTACTTTAACTTTAAGTGGAAACGCATTATGGACAAGCGGAATATATATGGGGGTATCACCTGACAGTTCAGAGGATTCAGTCTTACTTGAGCAAGGAAAAATTGCATTAAGCGATAAGAAATTATTTTTATCAGGGAGCATTCCAACTCAGACAGGATCTACTTCTGTAAAAATTCAATTAGGGTCTCCTACTGGTGTGAATTATTACATTAATTATCCGGGGGTTGATTCAGCCACATGGGCTGGGCAAGATGTATTTAAGAAAGTATATATTCGAGCCTTAACCGCAGGAAGTTTATACGGAGAATAAATGGTTAAAACAATTTCTTCAAGAGGTGGGACAGTTGAAATAACCATGAAAGGAGTAACGGAAGTTCAAAATAAATTAAGAGAATTGAGTTATCTTCCGATGGAAGGGGATAGATACATGATTCAAGCAGGACAATTAGTCATGTCAGAATTACAAGAAGACATTGTCGGAAACCGAACCAACCCTCGAAGCGTCAGGACTGGAACATTAGCGAATAGTATAACAGTATTTCCAATAATAAATGAAGGAAAAGTCACTTATATGATCATAGGGCCAAAAGAAGTGGGATATATTGATTCAGATCTAAACACAGTAGATGTGATAAAATTATTGGCAGGAATGGGAAGAAGTCACGTAATTAGCACAAAAGAAAGAACCAAGGATGCGGTTGAATATACTCTAATGGGAAGTCTCAAAAATGCTGTTGATGAAATAATGAGATATTAGTATATACAGAAAATCTAAAATTTAAATAGTTAATTCATTTATTATCTTGACCAGATAAAGTGATGTCTGGTATTACCAAGTGAGGTTAAAATTGTAAATGCAGGGAGCATAATCGGGGATACGTTATTCTTTCTAAAGAATGCTCTCTCTGGAAATGTCCCAGATCCAGTCACTCGACCAGCAGGGGATAAATTTATTATGACTTCTTATCCATCTAGGACATCAACTTATCCACTTATAACAATCAAAGATAATGGCATAACCGCCGTAAATAAACTAGGTTTTCAGTCTGAAAGTTTCATGATGAAGATCCCAATAGAGATAAAAATATGGGCCAGAAGTGTTGCTGAAAGAGATAAACTATTTGACAGAACATTCGAGGTATTAAGAACAAACCAGTTTCCTGTAGGAACTAGTGGGACAAGTTCGTATGCAGATTTGCATGATTTTAAATTAGACAGTGTCATGAACATGGATTTATCTGGAGAAAATTCAATCAAATCAAAAATCATAAATATCAGTTATATGTATGTATTAAATTAATAATCAATTATAAAGGAGGTAGAAAAATTTGGCAAGATATGTTAACGAACAGAACAGAGTAGCTTTAAAATTAGAAAGCGGAACTTATGGAAATGCTAGTGGAACTGCTGTCTGGATAGGAAAGGTAACTTCAAATGCTATTTCTGAGAATTTCAACATTCAAGAGGAAAGATTCTTAGGAACAAGCGATAGAGGAGTATCTGTGTTTGAAGACACTGCTAAAGATTTTGAAGGAACACTTACTTATTACCCGCAAAACATGAGAATGTTGGGATACGCTTTAGGGAGTGCAACTTTCACAACTGGAGCAAGCAATACATGGGCATATGCAACAGTGAACAACGATGCAAGACAAAATGCATACACATCCGGCACACTTAACCCATTCATATCGTTTCAGATAGAAGATGGAAAGATGACTCAAGGAGGATCTTTTGTAAGAACTGCTCAAGGATGTATGGTTGACACAATGACTGTTTCAGCTAGTCAAGGTGATTTAGTCAGTGCAGAAGTCTCTTATTTGGCGCAGAATATGACAGATTCAGTAAGTGGACCATCTAGTGTTACAGTCAACGGATCTAGGACCTATATGTGGAAAGACATAATAGTTCAAATTCCGGCTGGAACGACTTTAGATAGCGTTACAGATATGAGTCTGGAAGTTGCAAATAACTTCGAACGACCGCATTATTTGAATGGTTCAAGTGTTATAGGAATTCCGATTCCTTTAAACAGAGATGTCACTTTAAGCATTACTGCAAATCTGCAAACTGAGAATATCGCTTTATATAATAACTATTATAAAAGCGGAACATCTTTCAATGCAGTTATAGACATGAACGCAAATCCAGGAGCTTTAGCAGCAATTGGATCAATGCATTCTGTGATTACTTTGAGTGGATGCAGGATAATGTCTGCGGATATTCCAAGTGAGACAGAAGGAGTAAGCACTACATCACTTGAAATAAAGGCAGGAAGCGTCTCTGTACTTGAGTATAATCAGGAGGGGGATCTTTACTGATGAAATTGAAAACATTTTGCCTCATAGTGATAACTTCATTATTAGGAATTATGATTGAATGGAATAGAGGATTCTTTATTCCATTTGTCTTATTTCTTTTATGGTTAATTTATGAGATAACAAAAAATATAAGGAGGTTATATGGAAATAGAAATAAAAGGAAAAAAGTACGTTGTTAAGGAACTTAAATATAAGGACTTAATCGGAAATACCACCACAGATCAGAAGACAATGTTGAAAGAAATGATTAAAATGTCTACTGAAATGACAGAAGATGAATTTAATGACCTAGGTGTAAAAGATGGAATTAAATTGACTAATCTAGTCAATGAAGTGAATGGTTTAAACGAAGATTTTACGAAGCCTCAAGTTATTTGATTAATGAATTCGCCATATGCGATCATTTTAAATGGAAGCTTGAGGATGTTCGAAATCTAACTTTGAGAGAGTTCAGTGGGTTAAAATTGTATCTCAAGAAATTAGATTCAGAAAGAAAAAAGGCTGAAAGGAAGTCTAAAAGAAGATAATGGTAGGAAATTTAGGAGCAGGAGCGGCAGGAGGAGCAGTCGTAGCGATAGTTATCAAAGCAATAGATGAATTCTCCGATGTAGCCAAGTCTGCAGAAAATGCATTCAAATCTTTAGGCAAACAAATGATGGCCGCTGGGGCTATTATGACTGCAACAGGGACAGCGGGAATTCTAGCATTTGGAAGTATGGCCAAAGAAGCAGCCAAATTTGAAACACAACAGAACAAATTAGCCCATATCTTAAAAACTTCAAGAGGTGCATCAGAAGAACAGATTGAAGTATTATTTGATCAGGCTCGTGCTTTGCAAAAAGTCGGCGTTATCAATGAAGAAGTAATTACTTCTGCTCAAGCGCAATTGGCCACATTTGATCTGCAATCTGAATCGATTGGGGCCCTTACACCTGCATTTTTAGATTATCTAGTTGCAGAAAAAGGAGTAAGCGCTACAACCGGGGATGCCATTGCATTGGCAAATGGATTGGCACAGGCATTAAACGGACAATTTGCAAGTTTAACCAGGACCGGTTTTGTCCTAACAGAAGAACAAAAGCTATTATTATCAACAGGAACAGAGACAGAAAGAATAACAGCATTAACAGACATACTTAATTCTACATATGAGGGAATGAATAAAGTCGCTGGAGAAACATCAGAGGGAGCCTTAGTAAAATTACAAAATAGTTTTGCCAGTTTAAGAAAAGAATTAGGCGAAGCAGTTTTACCTATCTTTCTTAAAATTATAGAAAAACTCCAGATATTAGTCGACTGGTTTAATGGATTAACCGATGGTCAAAAGAAAACAATTGCGATTGCTGGATTATTGGTTGCTGGATTGTTGGTATTATTCGGAGTGATACTTATGATAGCAGGTGCAATAATGGTTCTGAATGCAGCCGGGGGGATCATGGCAATTGTATTCGCCCCAATTACATTAATAATCTTGGCAATAATAGCATTGATAGCAATAATAGTCGCATTGATTCTTAATTGGGGCAAAATCACAGAATGGATAAGCCAATTATGGGAAAACTTCAAAGAGATAATAGTCAGTTGGTGGGGAAAACTGAAAGATGTTTATAATTGGATAAAAGAGAAGTTCTTAGACATAATCGAGAAAGTCTGGAATGTTTTGAAGAAGATAAATGAATATTCCCCGATGGGATTATTATCCAAAGCGTCAAAATTCTTATCCGAATCCAAAGCAGAAAAGGTGGGAGATTTTATAATAACAAAACAGGGGAAATTGATTGAGACAGACCCCCAAGATACAATAATTGGCATGAAGGATTTCGGAGGAAAAGGAACTACTATTATAATCAATGGAGATAATTATGGGGTAAACTCAGATGCTATCGCAGATTCAATTTATAAAAAAATAACCAAGAAAATATCATTATAATGTCAATTGAAACAAACTTTTACATAAGCGGGGTGGAATATAAAGATGCAGTCAATATAGGGATAGTCAAGACTATCTCTGAACAGAATGCAGTAAGCAATTTCAATACGGATTTCTGGAATACTGCTGGTTTGCATAAGTCAGATTTCACAATAGGCAATGAAGTTGAGATACAAGCGGGTTCTCCAGCATCTGCATCTACAATATTCAAAGGAGTTCTAGAAGAAATCAAATTTGACGGAGAAGGAGTAGAAGAAAAAATAAGTCTAGCTGGAAGGGACTATTCTGCCAGATTGATGGATGTGACAGTCGAGCCAGAAGTTTATTCTAATTTACCTGCAGGTTCAATAGTCAGAGATATAGTCACAAAGTATGTAAGTGATGTCCTAGCAGTTGCTGGAAGCGTGATTGATTCAAATTATACAGTCACTAAAATGGTGTTTAATCAGATGAATGCTTATGATGCAGTCAAGCAATTGGCCAATTTATCGAATTCTATATTCTATGTAGACAATGATAAATACCTTCATTTTGAGCAAAAAGGAGCAACTGATTCAGGGTATCGTTTGGGATCTTCTAACGTAGTTTCAGCAAATTTTGAAGAAAGAAGAGAGACAATATATAATTCAATTTGGGTCTATGGAGATAGGTATCTGGGAGGATACAAAGAAGAGTTCAATCCTGGGTCTTTGACAGGGAGTATAGCGACTTTATTGAATAAACCACATAATACTTTAGTAGAATGGAATGGAGCCCCATATAAAGGGGGAATCTTAAATATGACAATTGGTCAATTAAGCGGAGTTGGTTATTTGGTAGATTTTGATAATAAACAGATCATATTCACTTCTGGAGACACTTGGGGAGATAATATTCCATCTGCTGGTTCGGGAGTAATCACTTATGACCGAGAGTTGCCAATTGTAAAATATACCCAAGATGATAACTCAATCCAGAATTACGGAAAAAGAGTCAAATTGATTGTCAATAAAGATATTAAAGACCCCCACATGGCCGAAGAACTGATGTTAAGCGAATTGGAAAGAAGCAAGGATCCAAAGATACAAGGAACATTGAAGTTGAAAAATATTACTAATCTAACCCCTGGAAATACTATTGGAATTTATTTACCTAATCATAATATCTCTGGAAGTTCTTTTGACATATTAGAAGCAAATTATGATTTTAATACAGAGAATAATTATTCAGAAAAAGTGCTGACATTAACAGTGAATAAGAAATTGAAGGATGTGACTGACACGATTAAAGATATTTTATTAGAATTGAAGAAGATTCAAGGAACAGACATAAGCGATTCTGATGTAATCACAAGATATCATGCTACAACAGGATCTTTTGCGATAAGACAATCTGGATGTACAGTTTATGAAAAGAATATTGCAGGAGATACAATGATTTGGGGTTCTACTCCATTTGGAATATGGGGAACTGCCAAATGGGGAGATACTGCAAATTTAAGTTTTGTATTAGGAAACTCTTTAGCTGCAATTTTAGGCACAAGTTTATTAGGCACACAATCTTCAAATTGGACAACCATCTGGAGTGGATGTTATTTAACATGATAAAGTTTATTAATTTTGGAGGGATTAGATAATCATGGTTTTTACATCATATGGTAGGCAAGATATTATATATCTAATAGGAGGGAGTATTACCGGGGGTTCACAGATTCCTCTTTATTGTGGAATAGGAAGTGGATCAGGAACAGCCATAGTAACTGATGTTAAATTATATAATGAAGAAAGTCGACATGCATTCACTGAGACAAGTTATCCATCTGCTCAGAAGATAAAATTCACTACAGATTGGAATTCAGTCGAGATGAGTGGACTTAATTTGAGTGAATTTGGAATATTCAAATCTGGAACTGCATTGACTGGGTCTTTATGGTCGAGAAGTTCACTTCCGAATGTAAATTTCCAAGGCAATACTGAATTGCGTATTGAAGAAACATGGGAAACTGGGTAGTATATACAGATAATTGAAAATTTAAATAATTAAAAAAATATAAAAGAAAATGACTATATCTAATGGACAAGTTGCTGATGCAGATGAAGTATTGAATGTAATCAAGATAAGTCAATTATATACTAGTACTGCATTTGATACAACTTCAGGAGGAACTGCTACAGCAAGTTATGAAATGACTGCAATTCCATCTACTGATTTGACAAATGCAAATTATGTTGAAGTAGAAATATTAGGTACTTCTTCTGGTGGAAGTGGAGGAGGAAGTCAAGGTGGTGGTTCGGTTACATTATTAATAGAAATAAAAGAAACAGGTGGAGAATATGGAACATTAGTTACTGGAAGCCATATTTCAGTTAGTACTGGTGGTGCTTCAACTGTTTCTGGAGCCAATTGTTCAATATTCAAAGGAGTAGCATTATTGACAGCAGGAATGAAAGCTAATGGTTTTCAAATTAAATTGACCAGCACTTCAAATATTATTGCAGAGAATGGTTCGTCATCGTTCACTAATAAACAGACCACTCTTAAGGTGATGCCATGATATTTAACATAATAGGAGAATTAAAATGACAGGGAGTGGAGTATTTCCTAAAGTAGATGGAGATGTATTGTACTCAAAGGAAGTGAATCATTTTTTCAGTAAAATAGCAATTATTAATACTTCTGGTCTTAATGTTATTACTTCTTCTGGTTCCGCAATAAATACATTGGGTTCAATAACGCCTAGTGTACTTACAAATTATGCCAAAATTAAATTAATAGGAAAAGCAAATGTAAATGGTGTCTTATCAGGTACATCAAATAGTCCTGTTAATCTAAAGATAGAAGTGGCACAAGCAGGAAGCAGTTATTCAACTGTATTTGATGATACTATATTTGGTTGGAACTATACGGCAGCTAGTCTTGGTGGTAATACTGGATGGAATTCAGCTGCAAATATAAATTATGAATATTTACATACTTTAACATCTGGACAACAAGTAAGTGGTTTAATAATTCAGGTTGTACCTTATGTAATTAATGGTGCAACATTTACAAGTGGCATTACAATATTGGAGTGGGCATAAAATGGAATTTAAAACCGGACAGATCCTAAATTTCAAGTACTATGAAGACTTCTTTGGGAAAACTATTCGATGGTACAACATGAAAGTTTACGGAATTGATGGGTTTACTCATACTGCCATTATAACAAATGTCAAACCTCTAAGAATGGCCCAGGCGATGTCTAAGGGATTTGAAATTGTGGATGTGTATGAACCTTGGTTGACTAATTGCATTAACTGTGGACAAGTGGTAATAGGAGAATCTAAAATTCCTTTAAAGAATGTTGAAGAAACAGCCAAAAAATACGAAGGCAGACCATATGGGTTTCTTGATTTGATCAATATAGGGCTGATCTTGATATTCAGGAACAAATCCATAGGATTTACTGGAAGTCGCGCTTTAATATGCTCTGAGGCGGTTTGCAGGCTATTGTACGATTGTTCTGACAAAAAGATAATGCTTGGTTTTAACAAGAAAAAAGACAAGGAACTGAGTGAATTCAAAAAAAGCTTTGATCTTATAACCCCAACTGATATTTCAAAATCGAAATATATAAAATGGTAAACGGAAAGACATTCAAAAAAATCACTAATAATGATATCTATGAAATTATAGAGGGATTGGTCAAATCTGTCAATGATCTTAAGATCGAGAATATGGAAGATCATAAGAAAATATATGCCGATCATTCAAATAATAAAGCAAGAGCATATTGGGCATTGGCATTGGCCAGTATGGCACTTTCTGTATCAGTGTTTTTAGTGGTTAATTACATATAAGTATAAATGATACTAAATAGTGATAACAGAAACATTTAAATATTTAATAATACTAGAATAATTAGGGTGGCGACCTGCGCTAAAGTTGATTAATCAATCCTCGGCCGAAAGGCCGATGGATAAATTCTTTAGTTATACACACACCATATGCATAATGCTTGGAAAAAAGAAGGAAGAAAAAATAAGAAATTAAATCCTTTTCTTTTTTGTTTGGGCGAATCCAGCTTTTATGGGACAGCTTTTTACGGAGTTTTATGAATTTAGAATAGAAGAAGAAGAAGGGGGGGTCTTTACATCGTTTGAGGTGTAAATGGTGTGTGTGATGGGTTGTGTATAGAAATATTTATAAACATCAAAATCATAGGATATTTGGGAGGTTATAAAAAATGACAATGACAATGTGGTCCTCAGAGATTAAGAAACAGAATCTCAATTGGATCTATAAAAGAATCATGGAAACGACCATACAGGACAAGACTGTATCAATAAAGAAATTAAGGGGTCTTGCTGCAATAGAATTAGGCATTTCCAATAACAAATTTGATGAATATATGAATGATTTAGCAAGTGCTGGAAAGATCAAATTAGACAATGATGATGCATTTGCAATTGATGAATCTGGGGATATCTATAAGAAGAAAAACATTACCAAAGAAATAAAGGAAGAGATTGAAAATGATCTGAAGAAGGCAGGATTAAAGTGAAGCATTGCCCCAATTGTGGAAAGAAATTGAAAGTGATCAGATGGGGAGAGAATAAAGGAGATTTAGTCTGTCCAAAAGGAAAGAAAGGTCGAGAAAAAAAGAATGGATGTGGATATTGTAATTCAAAAGTCAGAAAATCATATGGGGAAAACCATACATTTTGACTGCAATCACTGCAAAAAATTATTTGAAATAAAAGAAGATAAAAGATATGGGATTAAATGGGCCAGATGTCCATTTTGCAATACAGTATATCGATATGATTTGTCCAAGTCTATTAATTCGGTTAATTGCAATGACATGGTGGCTGATTGGTAATATTTAAATACTTAATTAAACAAGGAATAATATGGAAAAATTAGAATTCAAATGTAAGGATTATGGATCAGAATGCAATAAGGTAAATAAAGTAAAAACTTGCCCTTATCTGGGCCCCTCATTCATGAGATATACAAATAATAAATTAACCAAATTAAAATCTTATTATCTGTGTGTGAAGAAATGACAAAATATTCTTGGAGAAAGAAGGCAAAAGAAATAATAGCCGAAAAACTAAAAGAAGAAAACACAAAATTGAAAACAGCATTAGTTATAGAGAAAGCATGGACTGATGTAAATATCAAGAAGGATATGCTTACAGCCAGAAGATGTTTGGAACACTGCATGAGAAACAAATATGATGGATGCAGGAATGAAAATTGTCTGAATACAAAATGTGCCTTGAATAAAAGGTGGAAATAATGAAAACACCAAAACAAAAAGATAGAATGTGCACTGCTGAAGAAGTATTATGCACTGAATATGGTTTTAAAAGAGGACGTGCCTCAATGCTTCAATCAACAAAAGACCTCATTGATAAATGCAAAATACATACAGCAGGAGTATTAGTTTTAATTGAAAAGAAAGAACTAATGGAGAAATTAAATGAAATTTGAAAAAGGAAATCAAGTAAACAAAGGAAGAACTCCTTGGAATAAGAATAAGAAATGTCCTCAACTAAGCATTGCTCTTCAAGGACATAAAGGATGGAATAAGGGAATGTCAAAAGAAGAAATGCATAAACATTACACTAATGGATTTTCTAATGGAAGATATACTCATCCAGTTGGAACAATAAAAATAATAAATAAGAAAGGACAAGGAATGAGAAATTGGATTAAGATACAGGAAACTCCAGCGAAATGGATGCTCTATGCAAGATATATCTGGGAGAAACATAATGGGAAAATTCCAAAAGGATATGTTATCCATCATATTGATGGAAATCCTATAAATGATGAACCTTCTAATTTGAAAGCGATGCTTCCAAAAGACCATATCAGTATGCATATGAAAGAGTATTGTGCTAAAAAGAAAACACTTAGGGAGAATAAACAATGAGTTGTGAAAACTGTGGAGAAGAGGCAGAGAAAGCATATAACCAAGCAATCAAAGATGTTTTAAAGAAGATTGAAAGATGTGAAAGCCACCAATGGGCTTGTCATAAAGTGATAATTGTTTCAGAGCTGAAGGCCATGCTCATGAAAGGGGAGAACCCCTTTCTAACCCCCCAAGAAAATAATAATCAACTGCCGAAGTCGTCTAATAAGGACACAAGCGAAATATCACAAGTAGCTGATGAATCGGAGTCGTTAAACCAAGAAATAGGGTGTGATAACTCTAAATTACTGGAAGTTGCGACCTTAAGTGGGTGTAAATCCTCTGCTTTGGCTCCTGATAATCCTGCCTCGGTGGGGAGAAATGGCTATTTTGAAACTATTACAGAAGGCATTAGGGGATATATAAAAGACAATTATGGAGAACCGAATACAATAAAATTTAATCAAATAACTCTTCACAAGTTAAGAATAAAAATTCCCACTCCTGTTGAATGGAACACTGAGACATTATTTGGAATGAGAATAGAAATTGATAATTCTCTTAAAGAAGATGAGTGTATTGTTTATAATGACCAGAATGTTTATAGACAATTCAAATTAAAGGATGATTCGGTACCAAAAAATTCAGTACAGGGCTGTGGCATAATGTTTGAGAAATATCCGGGAGTTTGGTTTGAATGCGGAATAACAGAACTTTGTCCATCATGCAAACCCAAAGAATTGTTCAATGGTAAAGTAAACAATCTAAACAATCAACCAAAGGACGGTGAGAAATGAACCTTTGTTGTTTAAATGAAATGGATATACTTAAGAATAAGATTATCACACTTGAAAATAGAATTAAAGTTTTAGAAGATATGTGGAATACATGGATAAATAAATCATGCCAAAAGAAGGGCTGTGGCATTTGTGAGGGTTCCCATACAACCTCTGAACATACCGATAAACTAATGTTTGTAGAAAAGCAAGGCTGTGGCAAGAGAAATGAAAGAAATCCAAACTTACTATGTGGGATGTCTTACTATCATCCATTTTCAGAAGAATACAAAGTTTGGTTATGTCCATCATGCCAACCAAAGGACGGTGAGAAATGACACAACAACCGACAGTCGGATTTATTCCACCAAACAATACTGTAAATCCTTTCATTTATTACCCTCAATCTACAGACCAGGATATATTATTTCAATTAAATAGGATAGCAAACACTTTAGAAAGGATTGAGTTAGAATTAAAATCACACCAAAAGGAGAAGAAATGAAATATGAAATGGACAAAAGAGTTGGCCACGCTTCAATTTCAATACTTGAGCAAGTACTGAAAGAGATCATTATTGAGGGTTGGAAGAAAGGAAATTATAATCAACTTCCGGAACAGATTGAGAAATATAAAAAATTAAAGGATTATAATAAACAAGTCACTGGATAATGACAAAAATAAATCAACAGAAAAAACAACATTTAAATACTTATTTGTTTATTTAACTATATCAAGAATAAAACCTTGATGGGGAGCAACTTTACAAAAAGACTCTTAAAAACAATGGAAAATGAAAAACAAAAGATGACTGCGATAGGCGTTGTGAAGTCTCTGAGAAAAGACAGGAAAGGGATGCAACTGACCGATGAGCAGTGGTATGCCAACAAGTTTGGAAAGGAACTGGAAGTGGGAATCGGGGATGAGGTAAAAGTGACATATGTACTGAACGGGCAGTGGAGAAATTATGAGAAGGTGGAGATTCTAAAGAAAAAGGAAAACAGCCTTCCGCCATACGTTAAGGAAACTTCCGATTCGAGGGATAAAAGTTATGCGGCTAGTTATGCCAAAGATCTTGTAGTAGCTTTAATAGAAAAGAGCAAAGATATCCAAGAGGCTGAAAAACAATTGGAAAAACTTAGCAAGATAGCCAATGAAATCTACAATTTGATGGGTTCTTTGCCTTTAAAGGAAAAGATTGAAGTAAAGACTGAAAAAATAGAAATAAAGGAGGTAAAATAAAATCGAAACCAAAAGTAGATATGAAGTAATATGTGAGCTTGAATCCAAAAAACGAGAATTGATCAAGGAGAGAGACTCCCTGAACCAAACTCTGCTTCAGAAACAGAAGGAATTGAAGACTGTTGAAAGAAACAAAAGTGATACCATAATGGGCTTTGATAGGGAGATAGAAGACAGAAAAGAAGTCGTAAAGAACTTCGAGTCAACAATGGCCGAAAGAAAGGAGACCATAGTCGAGTTGATTAAGAGCGTGGATGATAGTTTAGACAGGTTCAATAAGATAAACAAAGAGAAGTAATAGTTTTAACCTCAAGAAAACAAAACGAAAAATTTGGCCCCCACCTTGACAAGTTAGAACTCCATTATACATGGCGTATAATTAACATAAATAAAACTTAAAAGTGGGGGATCATGTTTGCGAAAAAACGAGTGCACCCATCACTATAACTGGGCTCATAATCATGGATAATGAATTTAATCACAAGAAGAAATTATTAGAATTGGAAAAGGAAAATATAGAATTAAAGTATAAACTTAAATTGGAAACTATGATTTTTGAAAGAGAATCTAACAGGTTATTCCACGAAAGGGAACTCGAAAGAGGCCGTATTAAGAGTGCAGAAATCAGAAAAAGCTTCGAGAGAAAACAATCAGCAGAGTTTGCAAATTCAACCTCACACAGATGAATCAGAAGATATTCAACATAGGAAAATACCAGCAGATTGTCAGAATAGAAAACGGTCAAATACAGGATATTTTGTGTAATTGCATGTGGGGAACTCTTCACTCAGACAATTGGAAAAATGGAAATAGGGTTTGTCGGCATATTAAAGAAGTAATGAGGAAAGATAAACAGAAAAAATTACAATGAATAAACAATATAAATGTATTAATTGTGGAATACCTGTTTGGGAGAATGGGGCAAGATGTAAACCTTGTTATCATAAATCACATAAAGGAAAATGTTTTCTTTCAGATAAACAGAAGAATAATATTTCATTAAGAATGAAAGGAGATAAAAATCCTTGTTTTAAAAAGATTTATCCTAGAAAAATAGATAGGGCAGGATATATTTTTTTGTATAAGCTAGAACATCCATTTGCAAATAAAGAGGGATATGTACCTGAACATAGATTAATGGTTGAAGCCCATATTGGAAGATATTTAACTAAAGGAGAGGTTGTCCACCATATTGATGAAAATAAAAAGAATAATGATATTGATAATCTAATGTTATTTAAGAATAGTGGATTTCATTTATCTTGGCACATGAAAATGAGACAATATACCTATATAACTAGACCTATGCAAAGGATTATAGATGAACGATGGAATGAATTTGAGGTAAAAAATGAAATTAAAAAATAAGATATATTTTACATGGTGTTATTTCAAGAATTTTATAATAAATATATTTTTCCTATGGGGGCATTGTTAAAATGAAAACAAGAAAAATAAGACTAGAGAAAGGAAGCAGATATTACTTCCAAATACCCAATGATATCCCAATGCAACAAATAGAAAGAATTGCAGAAAAATTAAGGGTAGCAGAAAAATATGATGGTTGGGTAATTCTCCCTTCATACATAAAGATCAGGAAATTCTGCAGAAATTGCAAACAGGAGGTAAAATAATGGAAGAAATATTAATAGCTTATTTATCAACACTAGGGGCGCTAATTTTAGTCAAAATTGTACAGCATTTTTGGAGTAACAAATGACAGGCGGAGGATTAGGCAGATATCACCCTATTGATCATTACAAATGCGAGTGCGGAGAGGGGTTCAGGAATATAGAGAATTATAAAAAACATAAAAAGGAGTGCGATGGACAAAAGAAAGATTCATGATGATTGTTTGGAAGACTGGAAAGAACAAGAATCTCTTAAAGAGTTTTGTACTAAATGGAATGTGAAGGAGAGTGACTTAAAATGAAATTAAAAACATTAGAAGATTTATTTGGCACGAAGAACCATTGTAATTGTGCCGCCTGCGGAGAAAGTTTTGATTGTGATATTGAAAAGATTAGGCAAGAAGCAATCAATTGGATAAAGGGTTATAGAAGTTGGGATAATAGTAAAGAAATAGGAAATGAATTAGCAATACAATTTATGCTTTTCTTCAATATAACTGAGGAGGATTTGAAATGACTACTGAATTGAAAACCTTAAAAGATTTGAGAATATTGCCATATTCAGTGGCGTCTTTATCTGATTTAAGACAAGAAGCGATAAATTGGATAAAAGACTGTAAAGAAAGACAAAAAATAGGGTTACCTAATCTTACTCAAGAAGAATTTATTATAGAATTTTTTAATATAATTGAGGAGGATTTAAAATGAGTTTTTTTAAAGAGATACCATGGCAATTGAAGACGCTATGGGCTTTGGGAATAGCAGGAGCAATCGCATTTTGGAGTTTCATAATCTGGGTGATAATCAAATTACTTCAGCATTTCAACATAATTTAAAAAAAGATGTACTTAAGAATAGCAAAAGTAGGCAGAAGAATAGAGATATTCAATATAGAATTCAATGAATCAGATTCAGACATAGTAAAAGTAAAACTAACCAATGAAAAGAAGAAAATATTAAATAGGCTCAAATCATTCAAAAAGAAAGGACTGATCAAATCAATCAATAAGCCCAAGACAAAGGATTACAAGACTAAAAAAAAGGTTAAAGAACTGATTATGGCCAATCAGATATTATCAAGAGCATTGAGGAATTTATGAGAAATATATACGATATAAGAAAATTAGTCAATCGAAAAGGAAATTACGGAGAAGACGTATTTGGAATCACTTTACCCCAAGAGATGGTCATAATGGCCGGAGGAGCTGGAACATCTTGGCACATTGAGTTCACTCAGATTTCTGGAACCAAATGCATTGTGTTAAAAAGCGGATGTTCTTACGCAGATATAAAAGAAGCAATAAAGAAAGAAGCCAAAGAGTTGGACTTAGGAGATTTAAAAGTATGAAAATATGCTGGCTTTCGGATTCGCCATTTCTTTCAACTGGGTTCTCAGATCAGTCAAAAAGATTAATGAATTATCTGGCCAGCAAAGGACATGAGATACATTATTTCGATCATTGCAGAACTGGTCAGACAATAATGCCAGGGGCTGAACTAGAAGACGGAACCAAATTCAATTTCAAGATATATGGAAACGGAGCGAGGCCGTATTTCCAAGATATATTACAGACAAGATTAAGGGAAATAAAGCCAGACTTCTTTGGAGTTTTACTAGACACATTCATGTTGATGGATTCAGGATTTTTACAACAAGATCTATCCCCTGCCAGGACTGGAATTTGGTTTCCAAGTGACGGGGGAAGTAATTTACCAATGAATCCAGGAAGAGATTGCTCTTTGATACTTAGAAAAGTAAATATGCCAGTAGCTATGAGCAAATTCGCCCAAGCTCAGACTAAACAAATTCATGGAATAGATTGTGATTATATCCCTCATGGAGTGGATGTAGATTTGTTCAAACCAGATGAGAATAAGAGGAATTTATTAAGAGCCCAGATGGGATTGACTGATAAATTTGTCATAGGGGCAGTTTTCAGAAACCAACCAAGAAAAATGAGTGATCGAATGTTCAAGATAATGGCGATAGTCAAGGACAAGATTCCAAATGCAGTTATGTTCTGTCATTGTGATCCAATGGATCCTGCAGCTTATTTTGACATGGGAGAAATGATTAGAAAATTCAAGTTGCAGAATCGGGTGATTTTCTCTGGAATGTCCTGGAATAAAGGTTTTGATTATCGGAAGATGCCAGACATTTACCAAGTGATGGACATGAAATTAGATACTACTAGTGGAGAAGGTTTTGGGATAACTATAATCGAATCAATGGCCATGGAGATCCCCCAATTAGTGACTGATTTTACCACCACTCAAGAATTAATAATAGACAACAACTGCGGAGAAGGAATCAAATTATCTGGAACTGAGCATGTGAATATGTTTGAATCCGGACAATCTAACTATGACATGAGAATGATGAATGGAACTATTTTAGGATCCTGGCATGTTGAGAGGGGGATAGCAGATGTTTATGATGGAGCAGAAAAGATTGTCAAATTTTATAATAATCCAGAATTAAGAAAACAGTATGGAAAGAATGGGAGAATTGCAGTTTTAAGGGATTATGATTTTGAAAGAGTAGTGGCCCCTGCTTGGGAAGAAAGAATCAAGAGGTTATGCCAATGATAGACAAAGTAGTTGTATCTTATATTGGGGATTCTTGTTCAGATACTCTTGAGTTAAGTCTTGCATCTATAATTAAGATTGCCAAACAAGTGATTTTTGTGTGGGGGATGGAAGATCCTAAAGTATCAGAAATAGTCAAACAATTTAATCAAACTACTGGCATTCCGGTCAGATTCATTCAAGCAAAATGGGATCCAAACGATAAAATACAGAACGGAAAACAAAGAAACATTTATCTTCAAGAATTACAAAGGGATTTCTTTTCGGATTGGGTTTTAGTTCTTGATCCAGATGAGGTATTAGAAAATCCAGACAAACTGATTGAGGTCATAAACAAGACTGAAAGTAAGATCATCTCTCCTAAAATGCGGCATTTATTGTGGAACTTCAGTCGAGAAGATTCAACCCAAAAAACACATCATGTGCCTAATAGACTTTTCAAAGTAGATTATAGATATTTTTATCCAGAATTAGAACACACAGTTTTGAGTATTTTTGGAGTAGACAACATAAAATATGAGGAGAATGACGAAGTGGTAATATGGCATCTAGGATATTGCAAGAACATGTTTGACATAAGGAAAAAATTCATAGGGCATATGAATAAATCGAACATACACTCCCCCGATTTCCTGGTCAGATGGTTCGAATCCCATATCTTTGAAACTTATCCCAATGAAAGGGTCAGTTATGAGGACCTGCCGGAGATACTGAGAAAATACTTCTTCCTGGATCAACTGGGCATAGATGACATGAATTATTTCCTCAACCGGACGGACATGGAATTAAAACATACTTTCTTTGCCATGGATTTTATAAACCATTTCCATCCGAAAACAGTATGGGATTTGGGAACAGGGGCCGGACAGCTTACTTATCTGTTCAACCGCCTGGGGATAGATTGCATCGGGATTGACAAGTCGCAGTATATCATAAACTTGGACAAGCAGACCTATGGGGACTTTTTTAGGTGCCAGGACATAAAAGAGATCGATTTGGAAAAAAGGGATTTAGTGATTTGTATAGACATATTGGAACATTTAGATTACAAAGATATAGATGATGTATTAAGAAGAATTAAAAAAGCTGGTGAACATTTCATATTCAGCGTTCCAATCAAAGGAACACCGGAGGCGGACGGAGATAAAACGCATAGGATAAAGGAGGACAGATCATGGTGGAAAAGCAAATTAAAAGAGTCAGGATTCACTTTGGAGGAAACTCCAAAGCATTGGATCGCAAGGGAACAGTTCCTAATCGGGTGAATTGCCCGTTCCAGAGGGATGGAGGATTCGGCTGGAGGAGGAGAATGTGCGACAATGTGTACAACGGGAGATACTGTGATCACGATCCAGAGAAATGCCCCCATCTGAAAAAACACCTAAGAAAATGATATCAATAATACTGCTTGTTTGGAAAGAACCAGAAAAATGCAAGAGATGCATTGATCGAATTTTGAAACTAACCACTGTCCCATTTGAATTGATAATTATAGACAATAACAGTGAAAAAGATATAAAGGATTATATATATTCAATCAAGGATGATCGGGTCAGGATAATAACTCATGAGAAGAATGAAGGGATTGCCAAGTCATACAACATAGGGGCAAGAGAATCTAAGGGGGAATATCTGGCTTATGTAAATTCGGATTATTACCTAACAGATGACTGGGATGTGAACCTAGTCAAATGCCTTAATGAGACAAAAGCTGGAATGGTCGGACCTTGCTGTCATGCCACAGGGAATATTGACCAGTATTGTCCAAATCAATTCCAAATGCCACTTAAATACATAGAAACCGATTACATAACCAATCTGATGTTTCTAAGGAAAAGTGTGTTGGAAGAGGTTGGGATGTTTGATGAAGCATACAATCCTTACACGTATGATGACATGGATCTAGCAGAAGCTATTAAAAAAGCAGGATATAAAATATTTGTAGATGGGTTTACTTGGCATTGGCATGATTATAATATGGGCAAGGAGAACGAAGACTTTGTAAAAGTAAGAGATAGAAATAAAGAATATTTCAGAAACAAATGGGGGGATGAAATAGCAGATAAATATGATAATAAATACAAGGAATCAGAGGAGAAATTCAAACTAAAAAATGGTCAGATTTGATATAATAAATAATGAAGATTATGATCTATTGATGAATGAAGAGTACATAGCCAAGAACATTACATTGGAAGAATTACTTGCAAAGATAAAGAAGATTTTAGAAGCACTTAAGGATAATAATGAAAACAAAAAAACCAAGTAAGAAGCTTGATAAAATTTGGGCAGACGAAGTGAAGAGAATAGACAATTATAAATGTGCAATATGTGGAAGTATTAAAACACTCAATTCACACCATATCCTTCCAAAGCATGGGTATAAAGAGTTAAGGCATAATCTAAAGAATGGGATTACTCTTTGTGTTACTTGTCATAAGTTTGGCAAGAACGCAGCCCACAAGAATGCATTGGCATTTGCAGAATTCTTAGCAATTCACAGACCTACTCAGTATTATTATCTCATGGAGAAAATAAATGGTTAGCGAATTAGGCACAAAATATGTCGAGGAGTTTGTCAGACATTATAAATTGGAAGATAAAAAAATGATTAGCATTGGCTGTGGAGATACAGATTATGGGTTCAAAGATCTGACGAATTTTGATATAATGGATTGGACCAAGTACAAGGATATGAGGAACTTTGTACAAGGAAATGCAGAAGAATTGCCATTTGAAAATGAAAGTTTTGATGCTGTTTTACTCATAGACATGTTAGAACATTCAAAACATCCGGACAAAGTAATGAAAGAAGTTAGTAGAATTTTAAAGAAAGGGGGGTTATTATGCACTATCAATACCTTCTTATTCAAAATGCATGGCAATGAAATAAAAGGGTTAGAATACCCAGATTACTGGAGATTCACAAGTCAAGGAATTAAATTATTATGCAATGAGGCTGATCTAAAAGTGATTGAGAATGTGTATTATGAATCTGGCCCCCATGATAATCTATGCTATGATGTTCCGGAAGGTTCACTAATGGGGATGGTTAAGTTTCCAAGCTGGATTAAGATTCATACAATTTGCTTAAAATGATTAAACTATTACTAGGAAACGGATTCAAAAAGATGGAGGGATACACTACAATAGACATAGATCCATCTACTTGTCCAGATTATGTAAGGGATCTAAATAAAGGTCTTCCATTTTCGAATAATTCAATTGATGAGATATATTCAGAACATACCCTTGAGCATATACAAGATATCCGATTCCTTATGGAAGAGTGTTATCGAGTTCTAAAAGATGGGGGAAGATTCATTTATGTTGTTCCATCAATCAAGGGGACAGGCGCTTTCCGGCATCATGAGCATCTCCACTTTTTTACAGAAGACTGGCATCTGTTCTATACAACTTGGGCTCTTCAAAATAATTATAAGTGCTTCTTTGAATTGGTCAAACAAGAAGAATTGAAAGAAGATGATGGAACATATATACTGAAAGGAGAATTAATAAAAAAAGAGATTAATTTTCCCAAAAATAACAATGTAAGTCTTCAAAGGGTCATCAATACAATCCAACATGCTGATTATAACAAGCCATATTTTCTCTTCATAAACAATAATTTTGGATATCTCAACTCTCACAATTATACTTTAGATCAGTTAAAAATATTAAAAGAAGGATTTGATAAGTTTTTTAAAGATAATGGTATATAAAGAACTAAGCCAAGATGACATGATGAAATGCGTTAACTTTTGGTCAAGGTATTGCCGAGGATGCAAAAACTTAGATTGTAATAATGACTGGGATGAGATGATAAAATGCATAAACAACCAAGCAAAGGACAGAAAATGAAGGACATAAAGGAATCATACACAAGTGCGAGCAGTTTTCCAATCAAGCTGTTATACACCCTATCAGTCTATAATGGGAAGATAATCCCCGTCCACGCCCAGCTCATGCCTACAAATACATGCAATCTGTCGTGTTCTTTCTGCTCATGCGATGACAGGGACAAGAAACTGTCATTCACATTCCCCGAACTGTACGGCATAATCGACAGGTTGAAGGAACTGGGGACGAAGGCAATCACAATCACGGGAGGGGGCGAACCAATGTGCCACCCCAACATAAACAATGTGATCAAATACGCGGAGAATCAGAACATCAGGATTGGCCTGGTGAGCAACGGGATTCTATTGGACAAACTGAAATCTGATCCGACCTGGTGCAGGATCTCCTCAGATGACAGCCGCGAGTCGTCTTATAGGAGTATTGAGGAGGCTGTCAGAAACAACAAGACTGACTTTGCGTTCTCCCATGTCGTGTCCGCTAGGCCGAACTATGATCGGATTGAAAAGATGATATATTTTGCGAACGAGCATAATTTCACCCATATCAGGATGGTCAATGACCTGCTTGATCTGGAGAATTCAATGGACGTAAAAGAGGTTGAAAATAGGATCAAAGGGCGAGGGATAGATGATCATTTGGTGATATACCAAGGAAGAAAAAATTATACAAAAGGTAGAAAAGAATGCTATATTTCGCTGTTGAAACCTGTGATAAGCCCTGACAGGAAGATATACCCCTGCTGCGGATCGCAGTATTCAGTCAAAGGTCAGAAAAAAGACATGGTATTGTCCATGGGAAATATTGAAGATCTGGAGAATATAATCAATGAGGGGAGGAATTTCGACGGGAGTGTTTGCAATGTTTGCTATTATGATGAATATAACAAGGCGCTCACAATGCTCAAGAAGAATCTAAAGCATAAGGAATTTGTTTAGACATAATGGAAATAATAGATACAATAATCAGCGTGACATATCCTCTGGCTGTGATATTCATAGCATATTTTGCATTTAAGCATTTGATGAAACATATAATTAAGGATGAAATAAACGATGCGATCAAAAAGCTGAATGAAAAATGCATGAGTTTAAATGCCATAAGGAATTTAAGATGAAATTCA